GTATTGGTCAATCTCATCGCACAGCACCAGGCCAACAGGCTTGGATGACAAACTGGATGCGCTGTTGGCACCACCAAAAAACAGGGTGAAGCCGCCGGTGATGGAGCGACTGCGCCAACTGGTGGACTCGTCACGGCTGCGGTTGATGGCGATTTTGCCTTGCAGTGCAGGCGTCTGCACAGCGGTTGGCAAGAAGCGTTGACTGCTGTGGTCTTTGGCGTCTTGCAGTGTGGGCTGCACCATCATCATGTCCTGCGGGTCGGTGTCGATGCGTTGGAAGGCGGTGTTGTAGAGCACTTCGGTTTTGCCCATTTGGGTGGCGAACCACAAACTCACCTGGTTGTAGGGTGAGTAGGCAGAGCAGGCTTGCATGGGTTCTTCCAAATACGGTGTGCGGCTGTTGCGCCAAGGACCACGCTCAGGTCCTTTGGCGATGTAACGAAAGCGATCGGCCCATTCGGACACATCGACGCGAGGTGGGGGTGCGAGAAATTGGGATTGCAGCGCGGCAATCATCTCCACGGCACGCAGCGTGTCGATGTCGGTGACGTGGAGTTCTTCTATCATGCGGATGCGTCCTCGGTTGGCAGTGACTCGGGTGCTTTGGCCAAGGTCTCAAGCGCTGCGTGGATGGCGGCGCTGAGTTCGTTTTGAATCTTTTGCGCGTCAGTCTCTGCAGCCAAGCCGGCAGCCATGCGACTGGGCAGTTGCATCAACGATTCGCGCAGGGCGGCAAATGCGTTGCCAAAGGCTGCAGATACAGCGGCGACCGGAATCAACGTGCGACGCATCTCTTCGAGTTTGAGTTGAGCAATGCCGGCTTCGGCTTTTTCGCGTGACGTTCGGCTGTCCCAGTAGCCCGATTCATTGTTGCCATTACCAGGCGAAGATGACGCATCAGCAGCTGAGCTGGCGTTGACCGACGGCGAGCGAGCGCGGGTATTTTGTGACCACTGGATTTTGGCAACCGCTGGATCAATCTTTTCTTTGACGCCATCGGTCACCGTGGTGATGCGCTTTTCAGTGATGGCTTTGGTTACAGCGGCAGCGCTAACGCCCATCAGCTTTGCAAATTCTGATTTTGTAATGAGTTCGACTTTGGCCATGCTTAACTTTTCCTATTTTTTTTGATGATTCAGGTGCATAAGTGCTATCTATTTAACCAATCCCTTTACTTATCAAAACCCTACACACTAGCGCGAAAATGCGGTTCGAATTACCCGTGGCGGAGATGTGCTCAGAAGTACCTTCGATGGGGGGTGGGGTGGTCTTCATATCTTTGCCCTTGCTGTTCGGACTGCATCGCTGAAAGCTTTGTCGAACTCTGCTGGGAACTCTTGCGCCACAACTTTTTCAACGATTTCAAAGAATGGCAAACGCTTCTTGTAGCTGGCTTGCTTGACGAACATCAGCACAGGCTTCAGGCTTGACCCAAACCCAGTCTGAACACGTTGATAGACACCTGGTTGCAAGTGCTTGTTGCCCTTGCTACCAACCCTATTGACCCAATACACAAACCCATACACATTGCGCTTGACATTGCCCTTGGCCAGACGCGACACGGTCTTCGCATTCGCTTTGTTGTAACCCGCCTCTGTGTAGGTTCCCAATACATTCAGCAGCTGACTGATCTGACCTTGACTCATGTTGCCAAACGCATCCAGCTTGGCCGCCTCACCAGGCACAGCGTTGTACCCTGCAGGCATCAAACCCATGCGCATCAACCGCGCCTCCATTGCTTTGTAGTGTCGCTTGCCAGCGAACACATGCGGCTCAATCATCGACCGTGATGACTCTGCTGAGTTGCGATCCTTGAATGCCAGCTCTGCCTCTGGTCTTGCTTTGGTTGCGTACTTGATGCGCATGGAGTTCAACACCCACGGTGTTGGCCTGTCAAACACATTGGGCATCTCGCCTCGCACCTTCGCCTGCCCTTTGGCTGCCACCTTGTTCAGCGCAGTGGCCAAGGCAAACGGTACTTGGCTGGCCATGGTCTTGATGGCTGCCTCCACTTGCGGTAGGTTGTGATCCACAACAATCTTGGTCATGCCGCCACCTCAGTCGAGTCCATCAACTCACACATGAACGACACACCGAACTGCACCATCAATGCCGCCATCTCAGACTGTGCGCTTGACACCGTGAATGGAGTGCCCTTGACCCAGCCATTCTCCATCGCATAAAAACAATTGGGTTCACCTTTGATGCCACGCTTGGCCATGGCTTCGCCGCCCTGCTCTTTGACATACGCGTATGTCTTGGGCATGTGCTGCTTGATTTCAGCAATCTCCTTGGCCAACTGTTCGTTTGTCATGGTTGCCGCTTTCAAAGTGTCCATACTGTCCAACCTTTTCTATAGAGTAAATATGTGAATCGCACACCCACGCGAGCGCACGCGCACCTGCGCCCACATCTGCGCGCCCGCCTTGTGTCCAAGCCCTGGGCACCATTGAGATTGAGTAGACAATGCAGCAGCTTCAACCCCAACTATTTGGGGAATTGATAGCCCTACAGAATCCATGCAAACCGCTGGACACCTTGGACACTTGGACACTTGGACACATCCCTGCTAAGTCATAGGCCCATGCGATGACATCCCCGCCACCGCGCCACAATGGAGGTGCAGCGCACCCCTCAGCCCTTCGGGCACACCACTGCCAATCTTGCGTCTGGTGGTGTTTGCAGCACGGCGCGATTCAAGCGCCATGACACTCTGGTCAAAATGGCACATGGTCATCGTCCTCTGTTTCATTGCTAACCATTCCGACACTCGGCTTCGCCTCTGTGGACGTTGCCACCAACATGTCGTCTTGCTCCTCATCCTTGGGCCAACCCCGAGGTCTTACATACCCCCAAGCTCGCACCCCGTGAATTTGTTTTTTCTCACGCGTCCAGCCTTGGTGGTCCAGCCAGCCACGGATTTGTGACTCCAGTGCTGGGCTGCTCTTGGCCGAGTCAACACCCAACGCCAAAGCCAAGTTGGCTATCGTCACAAAGTTAGCATCACCATTGACAACCGAACTGATGCCCGACGCACTTTGTCCAGCAGGCCGCGTTAACACGTTTTGCAAATCGCTGAACACCGCCGTCTCAACCAGCCGGCTCTCTTGCATTGGCACAAACAGCCGCGCCTCTTGGTCTGGCGTGGGAACAAAGCGCTCACCACGTTGGTACAGCGCATACGCCTCTGCAAACAGCGCATCGCGGTACTTACCCAACCATTCGGTGTTGATGACATTGCGCACAGGTATGGGCCAGAACCGGCGGTTGCCTGTACGGTCGCGCAGGTAGGTGTTTTCATTGGTGGTGCCCACCAGCACACATTGCCGTGGGAACGTGCCCACCGTCTTGCCATAGGCCACCCGATAGCGGTCAACCTTTGACGTGATGAATGCCTTGATCGCACCCACCTCCGCTTTGCTAAAGTGCGTCATCTCAGCTATCTCGTACAGCCACAAACCCTGCACCTGCTCTTGCGCTTCTTTACCTTTGCCCACTTCGAAAGGTGTGTCGCTGAAATACGGTGTCGATGCCAGCACCTCCACCAGTGTTGATTTGCGCAACCCGCCCACACCTTCCAGCACCGGGCAATAGTCAAACTTGCAGCCCGGCTGCATCACACGGTTCACCATGCCCAACAGCCAGCAGCGGCCCACAATCTGCAGGTACTCCAACATGGCTGGCCGCAATGTCTCAGGCGATTCGCCCAGCACATGTGGCAGCCAGTTGTCAATGCGGCTTTTGTCTTTGTCCAGGTCATGCGCTGGCAAGCTTTGCAGATACTCGCGCACAGGGTGAAAGCGCCGTGCATGTGCCACCGTTTCGATGGCCTCGCTGAGCGCCGCACGCGGAATGCTGGGCAGCCCGTATTTGTCGGTCAGGTATTTGCCCAGGAGCAGGTCCACAGCGTCGGTCACATCGCCCGCTTCGGCATACGCCCATGGCCACTTCTCGCGGCTTTGAATGTTGTTGCTCAGCTCGTTGTAAGCCAGTATGTCCTGCAGCGCAAGGTCGCGCTCCAAAATCAAAATCACCATCTTGCGGCTGACCATCCAGCGCTTGTCTTTGCTGTTGTAGTAGGGCACCAACCAATCGGGCACAGCGTAGCCGCCCACCTTGGTCATACCGCTTTGATCATCATCGGCAGAATCAGCGCCGCCCGTGTCAACGAGACCGTCGATTTTTTTGCCACCACCACCATTGCCGTCATTTGCAGAAGATGCCGCCAAATCCGCGTCATCGCCCTTGCTGGCTACCAATGTCTGTGCCGTACCAAAAAAAGCCAGCAAACGCTCGCCTGTCCAGCCGTCGGTATCAATTGCGTCGGCGCAGTCCCAGCCATCTGGCACTTCCAGCGGCTCAGGTATTTTGAGCATCTGCACACGGCAATCGTGCATGTCGCGCAGTTGCGCACCAATGCCCAGCATCGCCGCCATGCCAGGTTGCTTGTGTGGTGGTAGCAATGGCTGCATTGCCTTCGCAATGTCAACCGCCGCCGCATCAACACAGGCCAACTCATCCGCTTTAGACAATGGCATGCGCTTGCCGTCACAGTCTGGCCACAGCAAAACCGTGCAGCCCTGCAACCATGTCCAATTCGCTTTTTTCCACGCCTTGCAGCCACCAGCCCAGCTGGTCACATGGTACACAGCGGGTGCTGCAGCATCCAGTGCAGCCTGCAATATGTCGGCTTTCTTTTCGCCCTCCACCAGCACCACCACTTTACCGTTTGGCATGGTGTGGCTGGGGAAATACAACGGCCTTGGCTCATCCCATGTGCGCCAGCGCCAATTGCTCGCACCATCGCGGGCAGACGTGCACCAGGTATAAGGCAGCGTGTCCTTGCCACCGTCACTGGTCACAAAGCGCACCACGTAGCCGTACAGCGCATCATCCACACGATACTCAGCCATGTGGCCAATCACATCTTGGTGTTCATGCGTGTTGCGTTTGAAGTGCCAATAGTTCGGCTTCACTGCATTCGCCGGCACAGGCGTGACCGTCTCCCATCCCTCGTCATTCTTTGGCCTCTCCACCTTGGGTGGCGGCAATGGTTTGGGTGCAGTGCGTTGTGCAGCAGCACCTTCTCTCAAGGGCTGTATGCCGGCGACGTCTTCTAAGCCATAATCACGCGCTATCGCTATGGCAGCAGCACCGTTGTCCATGTCGTTGCCAGCAGCGTAAAGGCTGATCAAATCGCCGCCCTTTTCATTGCTTGCAAAATCTGCCCACTTGCCTGTGGTCAAGTTGATCGAGCAGCTCGACCCCTCACCCCCACGCACCGATCCACACACATACTCGTGCCCGCGCTTCACACCACCCGGCAGCCATTGCTCGCACAAGCTCTCAGCACGGCCCAGCAGCTCGCGTGCCAGGGCGTCAAACTTAATGGGTGGCAGTGGCGTGCGCTCCTGCCCTGCGGCATGCCGTGGTGGCTTGTTCGTCATGTTGCTGCGCCCGCCTTGTAAGTTCGGTCAATCTCTTTGGCACGGGCAATGTCTTGCATGGCCGCATTCGCTGCACGTTCGCGCATCTTGGCCACCTGTTGGTTCTCATACGCCACACGGTCTACGCGGGCTTGCCATTCGCTTGCAGTCCAGCACAGTTTCCCGCTCATAAAAATAAATTTTCCAAGCAAATCCAACGTCAATCTGGGCTCAATAGCGCATGCATATTTTTGGTCAACCTGCTCACAAAACCACCCCTCAGCCGTTTGATGCAACACCCGCAAATACTTGCCACTGCGCATGTAATACACACCGCCAAGGTGAATCGTGACTTTGGGGTTGATGTTGACTTGGTAGACCATGCTAAGCCTGCACCGCCTTCAGCAACGCCATCACTTGTGGCATCATTTGCACTAGGGCTTGTGTGGCCTGCTCTCGTTTGGTGACTGTGTCTACACAATACTTTTGTGCCAGGTACAAAATTGGTGTGGTGTCGCCCGATGCGGCCACATAGTTTTCCAAATCTTGCAGTGAAAAGTTGCGCGGATCATTCTTGTTATTGGCCAACTTGCGGCTCAATTCCGATACGCTTAAATCCATATCTGCAGCAATGACCTTTAGCGGCTTGCCAGACGACTTGATGCGTGAATCAACGCACTCCAAAGCGGTGGCATACAGCTCGGTCAAACCGGGCAAAAAGTCAAGCGTCAACTGGTTACTGGAATGTACTGTCATGATTGTTTCCGGTAGTTTCCTGTAGTTATTTGCCCAAAAAAAATACACTGGACACATGCAAAAAACGCCCAACCACCCCACCCAAGTCAAAGCCACGCTTTTCTGCCGTGGCCAGCAAGGAGACTGTCAACATCTTGGGTGTTGCGCCATTGGCGCAGGTGGAAGGGTTATGCAACTGGGTCATTTAGGCGGCTTTCAATACCTCGGTCGCGGCTTCAGCGGGGGCCGCATCTGCTGCAGGCTTGACGCGCTCTTTGTGCGTAGCCAATATCGCCATGCAAAGCGATCCACGCGGGTCCAATGTTTTGCCCGTGGCCACATCACTCACGGTTGCCTGCCCCACGCCCCATAGGGCAGCGCATTCAGCCTGTGTTAAGCCGGTTGAAAAGATTTCAGAAAGTAGGTTTTTCCAGTTCATTTTCGTAATTATATCGAAATACCGTTTACACGCAAGCGGTTTTCCGTTAACGGAATACCGTAAAGTGATATTTATGTCCACAGACTTCGGAAAACGGCTAAAAATAGCCAGAAAACACGCCAATCTGTCGCAGGTACAGCTCGCAAAAGCCATTGGCATCAGCCAAAGCAGCGTGGCACACCTAGAAACCGAAGGGCACGGCTCTAGCCACGTCCACCAAATAGCCATGACCTGTGGCGTCTCGACACAATGGCTATCTACAGGCGATGGCACCATGCTCACAGAGCTGGCGTTGGCATTGAAAGCAATTTCACCCAATTCAAGCGACGTGTTCCATGCTGTACATGAACCACGCGCCGACTACAACGTCACACCAGAACTCAAAACCAAATCTGTACCCGTCGTTTCATGGGTGCAAGCTGGCGAATTTAGTGACGCGTCCGACCCCTACCCCGTTGGCACATCTGACGAATGGATTGAATGCCCAGCCAAGCACGGCCCACGCACATTCGCCGTCAAGGTGCGCGGCCTCAGCATGTACAACCCTGCTGGCAAGCCATCGTTTTCAGAGGGTGACATCATCTTTTGCGACCCTGACAGGCAGCCAGAAAACAAAAGCCTGGTCATTTGCCGACTGGACGACCAACCTGAAGCCACCTTCAAACGCCTGCTGATCGAGGACGGCATCAAAATGCTAGAAGCCCTCAACCCCAGCTGGCCGCAGCGCATCATCACAATCAACGGCAATGCCACTATTTGTGGCGTGGTATTTGGCAGGTACGACAGTTTTTAAGGAGTAAGCTCATGGCCTTTCGCTTCCAAAAACGCATCAAGGTACTACCAGGCGTCACACTCAACCTCAGCAAAAAAGGTGTCAGTACATCGCTTGGCCCGCGTGGTGCCAAAGTTACGCTTGGGCACGGTCAAACCCGCGTCACCACAGGCATACCAGGCACAGGCCTCAGCCACACCACCGTTGTCAAAAACAAACCCCAACAAGCCCTGCACACCAGCTATGACGATGCGCCCTACATACCCACCCCCGCACGCAAACCACGACCCGAGTCCTACACCCTTGGTCGCGGCATTGCAGAGGCTGTCAAAATGGCAATCAAACACCCATTCATCACAATTGGTACAGCGCTGATCATCGCGGCACTGCCACGCATATTCGCCAAATTAGGACTGTAAAAAATGAAGCGCCTGCTCTACATCATCACTCTCGCACTGGCAACAATGCTCACAGGCTGCGCCGTTCTCACACCACCGACACAAGCCATCATGGACGCGGCAGACTATGGCACAACACCCAGTGACGACGAAGTTAAAAAACTGATCAACGTCTACCTTGAAAATACCCTCAAAGACTTTGAGAGCGCCCGCATCAGGAACATCAAAAAAGAAAAAGGCCATCACAACCATTCAATCGTTGGCAAGGGCTCTACTTACACATTTGGTTGGTACGTTAGTTTTGAAGTCAACGCCAAAAACAGCTACGGCGGGTACGTTGGATATAAAAATTACTTCATATTGATTCGCAATGGCGAAACACTTTCAGCCGGTCTGCGCTAGCTATTTAATAGCAATCTAGGTAATCAATACGCTGGCTATATGCTGGTTTTATTGTAAACGCCGGCTGTGCGATTCCGCTGAATTGCGTATTGCATACAGCTCATCGGCCTGGGCAGCTTTGTAGCGGCTAATCTCGTCAGCCAGTTCTTTTGAGATTTCCATCGTCTCGGGTTCTGCCGCATTGCGCCGCCAATTAGTAACCCTCGCACCACCTTCAAGCGGTTGCAGGTCTTTTTTGCGAATCAACTCTTCCACCACGCTTGGCACTACATCCCCAACAGCAAGGGCACCAATACGATACAGGCGTCCATCTAGTACATAGCCATGACCAATGTACTGGTACATCTTGTCATCTTCACCAGCAAACAAAACAGAGTTGCCGCATTTGATCCACATCGTCTGTCCATGTGCGACGCCGCCAATCAGTAACCATTGCTCACCCATATCGCCCCCTTTTTATGCGCTAAATAGCCGAATAGTTTGCCACCAAACCAAGTATTTGTGTAAATTGTACGACTTTATTTGAATAAATATCGAAATACCGTTGACATAGCTAAACGATTTACCGATAATTCACCCATGCCAGCAATTCCGCTGGTTTATGGAGTGAATGATGAAAACAGGTTTTATTCTCTTTTTAGCAATTTGGCTCACCGCCTGCGGTTGCGGCTCTGACGATGCAGCCACCGTGGTGTCTGACCAAGCCGACACCGCCACCCAAACCACCCCACCCACAGTCATCGGCACCGCCGACCACGCTTGCCGCGATGCAGCGGGCAATGATGTGGAGTGCAAATAGCATGACCAACGTCACCCCCATCAAACCCACCAAAGGCGAGGCCAGCAAGGTGACATTGCTCACCAACCGTTGCGCTTTAGACAACCCCGATTTTGTCTATACACCAGCGGCCACCACCGACATTCGCGTGCGCTTTGAAGCCATCCGCGCCGCGCAGGCCAAAGCCGCCGCCAAACAACTCAAAAAGGCGGCCACCAAATGAGCCGCATCGACACCATCACCACCACAGCATGCCTCATCGCATTGGCTGTGCTGGCCACTATAGCAAAGGCGGGCTGGTTATGAACTGCTGCAACGCCTATGGCCAATGCACCCAAAGCCACGGCTGCCCATGCCGCACAACAGCGGTACCAACCGCCACCACCGAACCACTGGACAACCCAGAGCGCGACTTTGTTGTGTGCATTGGCCGCTGCGCCATGGTCGTCATTGTTGGCCTATCTGCAATCGCCTACTTCGTGTTTTAGGAGCACCCACCATGCACCCCATCGCCACACAGCACGTCAACCTCGCCCTCGAACTGGGCGGCACATTGATGCAAGACGCACAAATCCGCACCCGTGTTGCTGGCAACGGCCGCACCGTGTCCGTACTGCGCCTGGACATTGAAAACCACAACACCACACCAGCCACGCCCTACGTGGTGGAGCAAGAGTTCCCCGAGCTGCAATACAACCAATGCGAGCAGCTGGCCAAGCAGCTCATCCGTGGCCGCTACGTCACGTTCGACACCGCACCGCAGCACATGCGCATCATTTTCCCCAACGTTTCAAAAATCAACATTGTTTAAGCACCATGACAACCACCACATCCACACCCGTCGCGCCACTAACGAAGCAAGAGGGCGGCGACCATTACGTCAAACTCAAAATTCAGCCGGTTGAGTACATCCACGCCAACCGCATCCCCTTCATAGAGGGCAGCGTCATCAAGTACGTCACACGCTGGCGCGACAAAGGCGGTCGCAAAGACTTGGAAAAAGCCAAGCACTTCATTGAAATTTTGATGGCGCTAGAGGACGGCACACCATGCAAAGCCTAATTGACACCCAGCTCGAAACCCAAATCAGAGACGAAGCCGTCAAGGCCACATTGGTACACAGCAACTGGAAAGATGCGTGCCGATACGAGCTTGGCAGCGGTGAAGCATTTTTGTTTTGTGCAGCTTTCTTAACCGAACGCACACGACAAGAAAACGAAATCCTGCGCGACACCAAAGCCCGCGCCAATATCGCCACCATTACGCTCAATCACGAGCTGCAACACCACCACAGCATCGTCAGCGACGCCATCAGCGACGAAGCCGAAGACGCCCTGCAAACCGCATTCGCCACCGCCATTTTGGCCGGTGCAGACAGCATCCAACCTCTCGACGGCACGCTAGATATAGCGCACATCGTCAAAGTAAACGCTGCAACGATGCACACCAACTCAGTATGAGTACCCACACAGCCACATCGTCATCTCCGTGTGTTTGCAAAACACGCGATGCACTCGACAAGATTTTGACAGAGTCCATAAACAGACGCGTGTTTGTTGAGCAATCTTTGTTCGACATGGCTGCCGGCAAGCGCCCGTTTCCTGATCACGCAGCCTTGCGTGACCTTGCGATTCACTTGGGCACGCCATCCAGCAAGCCAGCAAATAACCTTCCAAGCAACCAATAAAGCAACACAAGGAGCCTCCCATGACCAACCAATTCGCCACCCTCGCCCTGACCGCATTGGTCAGCAGCCCTACCAACCCACGCAAAACATTCAACCAGGACAAACTGCAAGAGCTGGCCGACAGCATCACGTCCAGCGGTGGTGTGCACCAGCCTATCTTGGTGCGCCAACTGCCAGCACAGCGGCTGCAAGACACGGCCCACTTGAAGCCACGCCCTGAATATGAAATAGTCGCAGGCGAGCGCCGTTACCGTGCCAGCATCATGGCCAAGATGGACACCATCCCCGCGCTGATCCGCGAGCTGACCGACGACCAGGTACTTGAAATCCAAATCATTGAAAACCTGCAACGCGACGACTTGACCGACCTCGAAGCCGCCGAAGGCTACCAAGCACTCATGGACCACAACAAACTCACGGCAGAGCAAGTGGGCGCCAAAATTGGCAAGAGCCGCACCTTCGTCTACAACTGCCTGAAGCTGCTGGCACTCTCACCCGACGCCAAGCAAGCCATGCGCACCCAAGGCCTCAGCACCAGCGCGGCACAGCTCATTGCCCGCATACCTAACGACGCCCTGCAAGCCAAAGCACTCGCCTATGCCACAGACCCCGATGGCGACGGCGACCTGCCCAGCTACCGTGACTTCAGCCATTGGCTGCAGCGCAACGTCATGCTGAACTTGGCCCACGCGTGCTTTCCCATCGACCAAGCCGACTTTGTGCCAGGCGTGTCCAGCTGCACCAACTGCAGCAAACGCACCGGCGCAAACCCCGACCTTTTCACCGACGTCAAAAGTGCAGACATGTGCACAGACCCACCGTGCTACCACGCCAAAGATGCCAAGCAAGATGAACTGGATGAGCTCGAGCAAGACGAAGCCAATGCCGCCCACACCACCGGCAGCGCACACACCGGCTCAGACCTGCACCACCTAGCCAGTGCAGCAGCCCGTCAAGCCAAAATCAGTCCAGAAGAGCAATACAAAATAGATATTTCGCTACTCAAAAACCGACAAACACTCGCCATCGATGCGGCCAGCCGCATTGCGCAATTTAACTATTTGCTTGAACGCATCCGCAGCACCAGCGACGTCAATGCACAAAACCTGTTGGGCGGAAGCATTTTGCGCGAATGGCTGGCAAAAAACTATAACGATGCAGATACAGACGACATCTCACTCATTTTTGGGATTCCAGAACCCAAAGAAATCCCTAACGATTGGAAAGCCAGCGGCAAACTCATAGACGAATTTCATAACGCAGTGACATTGCGCATTCATCGTGCATCAGATGCCGACATCTATCGCTACATGGCAGCTGTTCTCTTGTTGGATGACCGCAACAAATATACCCACTTCGCCAGTGACATCAAACCCGCCATCCTCTTCAACGCCTTCGCCCAAGACCATGCCATCGACTTAAGCCAGGTCAAAAAAGAAGCCGCCGAAGACATTGAAGCTGATTTCAAAGCGCAAATTGCCGAACTGAACAAAAAAATCAAAGCCCTGAAAGCGGATGCCAAAACGGCCAAGGTCGCAGATGCCACTTCTACCCACGGCCTCGCTGGCGCGGCCAGTGATTTGCCGGTTGCTGACGCTAAAAAGTCAAGCGCTTCGCGCAAACCCAAAGCCGCTAAGACCTCTGCCGAGGAAGCCAAAGCAGGCATCGCTGCCGCGATGCAAAGCGTCGAAGCTGAACCCCTTGGCGCTGCGCTTGGGGGTTCAGGCGGCGGCACATTCAAAGTGGGCGAATACGTTGAGGTGCTCGACGGCAAACACAAAGGCAAGCTGGGACTTGTGGCCAGCGACGACGGTGCAGACCTCTGGACCGTCACCCTCAGAAACTCCACCGGCCTGCCATTCGCCAAGCAGCTGCCAACCAAATCATTGAAGCGGAGCCAACAACCATGATGATCACCAAATACTGCGCCAAATGCGGCACCCACACGCCGCACTACGTCAACCACAGCCAAACGCGCTGCCAGCCCTGCCAAAAAGAAGCCTCACGCAAATCCAAAGAGCGCATGAAAGCAGCTGGCACGCTCAAGCCCAAAGAGCACAAGCCAAAGGTTGCGAAGGTAGACAACCCCACGCCCAAGCGCGACTACAACCTCATGACCGCACCAGAATATATGGGCGAAAACTGGGAAAACGTGCGCGGCCAGATGCAGCCCACCGTGCGCTATGTTGGAGTGACTGGATGAAAACCAAACCCCACAAGCCCAAAAAGCGCCCAAAAACCAACGCCAACGGCCTGCGCATACCACGGCAGGTGCGCGTGGTGCTTGACCCTATAAAACACGCCATCGATGGCGCGACCAAACCATCGCCAGGGCAACTCGCGCAAATCAAACTCAGCATGCAAGCCGCAGCCAAAGCCATGCGTGAAGGCGTCGGTACCGAACGCGACTGGAGCGTGCTGGCCGGCGAGCTGGCCTTGGCCATCGCCATCGAGCGTGGCGGCATTGTGCGCGGCCTCATGGGCCACTTTGAATCGTTCGACCGCGTCCTGCAAGCCATCCACGACCGCTGCAGCAAGCCCGTGCTGGTTGGCCAGCCGGCACAGTGGCAGCGCACCGCCCTGTGGCACTACGAACTGGACGAACTGCGCAACTTCATCGACCTGCACAGCTACCAGCTCACCCAGCTCAGCCGCAGCGAACTAGAAGCCGCCCTGGACAAAGCCCAAAACAACATCATCAGCAACGGCGACACCGTCCAAGTCATCAAAGACGTGCCCGCCTTTGCGCAAAGCCACCCCATGATGGAGGCCGCATGACCAAGCGCAAAGCCAACCCCAAACGCACATTCACCCGCGTGGTGTGGACGGCTGATGAAGAGGCTTACCTGCGTGCGCACTATCCCGATGTGGACACCCAAACCATTGCTAACCACCTACATCGCGGCGTGCGTGGCGTGTACGGCAAAGCTCATGTGATGGGCTTGTCCAAATCGCCTGCATTCATGGCCAGCGAAGCCTCTGGCCGCATGCAAGCACCCCTGCATGGTGGCAGAGCGCATTGGTTCAAAAAAGGCAGCGTACCGTTCAACAAAGGGCGCAAAGGCTATTGCGCACCCGGCTCAGAAAAAGGGCACTTCAAAAAAGGCGCACGGCCACTCAACTACCTTGAAATTGGCACCCTGCGCATCAACACTGAAGGCTACATCGACATCAAGCTGCAGGAAGGCAAGCGCGGCTGGTGGCTGCTATCACGCTACAACTGGTTTTTACACACAGGCCACTGGCCCACGCACCAAGAGGCCATTTGGTACCGCAATGGCGACAAGCACGACTGCGAGTTTGCCAACCTCGAACTCATTACCCGCAAAGAACACATGCTGCGCACCACCGTACACCGCTACCCCAAAGAAGTGGTGCAAATGGTGCAGCTGCGCGGCGCATTGAACCGCGCTATCAATCGAGTTCACAAGCAACAAACCACCCATTCACAAGGAGCAAGCGCATGACCACCCCAGCAACCGACAACCCCCACATCACAGAGGTGCGGCGCATCATGATGGAGCAGCTGCGCGCCCTGCGCTCTGCCGACAAAAACAACATCGACAACGAGCTGGCCCGAAGCAAAGCAGTGAGCGAGTTGTCACAAACACTCATCAACAGTGCCAAGGTTGAAATTGAATACCTGCGCGAAACCGGCCAGGAACAATCCAAGTTCTTAGAGCTACCGCCAGAGGTGCACACCGGCAACACGCCAGGCATAACCCGCAACAGCGCCGACACCATCAAACCCAAACGCAACTGGGTGGGGTTGCCAGAATGACCGCCACCAAACGCACCCGCAAATCCGGCTACCGTGGGTTACAACCACGCACGGTGGACAACATCGCCAAAATGCGCGCAGCGCTCAAAGCCGAGCCAGGCATCGGCCTAGAAGCCACCGCCGCCAACTTGGGCTGGCCATACCCCAAAGCCTTGGCAGTATGGCAGATCATCCGGCCAGACTTCAAAAAAGTGTGGGTGCATAAAGACGATCACCCCGAATTTTTCAACCAAAAACCACCATCTAGCCCGCATATTTAATGCCTAGATTGCTATTAAAAGGATAACAAATGAACTTTCTAGAAAAAAAATTAGCCATCACTCGACTGACAGAGTGGAAAGAGCTGCACGACGAACTGGAAGCACTGCACACAGACGCAAAAAAGTTGTTCGGGTGCAAGTCAGAAAGCCCATTTTCTGACACAACGTGGCGCGTGTTTGATGCGTACACATATGCTCTCGCTTATCAATTGGGCGACAAAGGCGGCGATTGGATGCAATGGTATTTGGCAGATAACAAAATGGGCGAACTCGGGCTCAGTGCTGGTTACGACGGCAAATGCAAGCCAATCAAGACGCTGACCGATTTATACGACTTAATTTGTCAAAAACAATGCTAACCCGAATATTTAATGCCTAGGTTGCTATTAAATTTATAACAAAGGATTACCAATGGGACTATTTTGCTCATGCGACTACGAGTTAGAGCCTGGTATGGTTTGCTGGGAATACCCCACCGCCACCAAACTCAACACAAAAACAAAAAGAAAATGTCATAGCTGCGGGAAAACCATTCATATTGGCGACGACTGCGCTGAATTAGGTCGATTCAAAGTACCAGACACAGACATTGAGATTCGCATTTATGGCGAAGACGGCGAAATTCCACGCGCACCATACTTTATGTGCGAAACATGCCACGACCTTTTGCTGAATTTAGAAGAGCTTGGGTATTGCGTACAGCCACATGAAGACCAGCGCGAACTTGTAAAACAGTACGCAGAAATACACAACCCAAAACAACCCTCTAGCCAGCATATCTAATGCCTAGAGTGCTATTAAAAGGATAACAGAGTGGAAACCAAATCAGTTTCAGAGCAAGCTAAAAATATAGCCGAAAAAATCAGAGCATTGGGCGAATCAACTGCACTAAAAATGAGCGCACAAGAAGCCCGTATTGCAGAGCTAGAGGCACAAACAGATGCAGAGCCAGTGGCAAGGATGCTTATCTCAAAGAACCAGAAAGACACTGGTATTGACATGATAGCTAGGACTTTTTTTGAGTTGTTGCCAGTAACAGATGATAACGAATACTGGAAAGAGGGTGAGCCACTCTACACACATCCCCCAAAGCAAGCTAAAGCTATTACAGAAGGGGAGTTTCGATGATAAATATATCAACACATTTAGTGGTTTTTATCGGGATTTTTATTGTCGTAGCGCTGAGCGCGGTATTGGCTTTGGCATCGGACGCAAGTGAGGATTGGATTGACGGCAGCACAGCCATATTTTTGATACTCCTACTATCGTTTGCAGTTTTTGGTGTTTACAGCACATGGGTGTTTTTCGGCGAAGGTGCGAAGCCATGACTGACAAAGAACCCTCTAGCCCGCATATTTAATGCCTAGATTGCTATTAATTTATAACAAAACAATGCTTAACAAATCACTAAAAATTGCAACTCTTTTGTCTGTAGCTGCATTGGCAGCATCTTCATCCGTGTCGCTTGGTGGCGCATCGCTGCCAAACTACGCATACAACAAAAGAGGAAAAGAAAAAGCCAAAAGCAACCCAGCGGGCTCGAAACTGGCAAACAAAGCAGCCAAAGCATCGCAGCGCAAATCGGACTTGGAGCAATGGCGCATCCAAAAGAATCAAGCCACGCTGTCAAAAAACCTAGCACGAAAAATGAAAATGTATGAGCGACAACACGACCAAACCAAAAGAAGAATTTGTACTGGCATTTGCGTTTTTCACACAGGTTGCGCGTGAATGTGGCGTGACGGTCAGCGACCTTAAAAAAATGTTTACATCTACTGGTTACAAAAAAAAAATCTACAACGAAATTGGGCTGAAAAAATAACCATGAGCACCCACAAACTTCTCATCAACGGCGTGGCGGCTGGTCGCGTGCTAATCACCATGCCAATAACTAACGATGCCAAAGAGCATGCGATACAGGCGGTCAAAAACCTTGGCGAAGCATATTGCATGTGCAGCACAACAATGAACAAGGCCTCCATTGCCATGAAAACTGTCGTTGACAACAGCCAGCTATTCATTTCCAGATTGGTGGTGCAGCACTACCGCAGCCGCCGCAAAAGCAAGCGGCAAATTCGCATGAGAAAAGGCAAGCGCCAACCATGAACACTCTCGCCGAACCAGACTTACTCAAGCGCCTTGACCAGCTCACCAGCGCGGTGGTTGTGCTGGCCAAAACACATGGCAGCAGACTCACGCGCACCGAGTTTGCAGATCGTCTAAACATCCACCCTCGCACCCTTGCCGTTCGCATTAAAAACGGTACAGTGCCAAAGCCAAAAGACGGCATGTGGCTGCTGGCTGATGTCATTGAATGGGAGTCGCGGAAATACAACTAGCCCAGCAGCTTGGCCATAGCGCCCACCGTTGGGTTGAAATAGGTCAAGGCTTGCTTGGTATCGCGCCAGCCAAATATTTTGCACAAACTCAGCACATCCATACCAGGTATGCGGCCAATGCGGGTGGCGGCGGTGTGGCGGGCATCGTGGAAGGTGAACCCCGTCAACTTCACCTTGTCGCGGGCTTTTCTGAACAGCATGTCGCGGCTGTTGGCGTGCAACCCAAACACCAACACATCGTCAAACCCACGCATGCGCTCAACCAGTCTCAAAGCCGTGCGCGACAAAGGCACGTCACGCGCATCGCCGTTTTTTGTCTCAGGCAAGCGCACATGATCAGCACCCACACGGGCCCAGGTCAACTCGCACAGCTCGCTCGACCGCATACCCGTCACCAGCGCCATCAAAAAGCACATGGCCACAGCTTGATTGGCTGACACCACCGCCTTGTCCATGCCACGATACCCCAGCGCTCGCAGCATCTTGCGCACCTGCACGCGGGTGATCAGCGTCTTTCGGTGCGGTGCTTTGGCCGGTTTGCGCACGTCGGCCATGGGGTTGGCGGCCAGCCACTTCCATTCGCGCCTGGCATGTTCCAGCACCGCGTTGACCAAACCCATGTCACGCAGCACCGAATTGCGCTTGTTCTTTTTCAGCCGGGCATCACGCCAGGCAATGAAATCGGTGTCGCGCAAGTCCTGCAGACGTTTGTGCACAGCCAAGCCAGACTCTGCCTGCTGGTAGGCCGCCAAACGCACAATTTCCCAGCGTTCGCCCTTGTGGGTAGGTGATACCTCATCCGCGTACCGTTGCAGCGCTTCTCGCAGCGTTTTGTTGTTGCCAGGGCCAGTTTTGGCAGCGGCCAGCAGCTCAACACGCTTGGCAGACGCCCACTCAACAGCCAGCCGCTTGGTCGGCAGCGTCTCACTGGCACGCTGGCCAGCCACTTCAATTTGAATACGCCACTTGCCGGTCGATGTTTGCTTGGGTGTTGCCATCCGTATAGTCCGCACCCCAAAAGTGGGGGATTGAATTGGGGAAAAGTGGGGGCACGACCCTCACAAAAACTCCACTATACGCTGAAAATTGGTGAAAGCCAATTTTTCACACCCTCTGAAACTCACTGATTTTCACTCTATGAGTGAGATTTGATGAGTTTTACGGTTTTAAGGTGGTGCCTCGAGCCAGCAACGCTAACCCGCGTGGACTCTAGGTTCTTTGAAATTTTGGGGGCAATTTCGGGGGCTGAACTATGTCATGGCCGCCACGTCCAGACGCCATCCGCGCCCAGGTATCGCACCCCCGTACTATAACACCGACCCACAAATGCAAAAACCCCACCAGCCGAAGCCGGTGGGGTTGATGTAGTCTGTATTCAACTAAGACACCATTTTTGCAAATGGTTGAAAGCTGCATTAATCGTTGAAGCGATTGATGCAGCTGGATTGGCAAGAGTGATATGTGCCAAACGGCTACTGACTTTGGCACTGGCCGGGGTCTTTTACCCCCCTACCGGGACTCGAACCCCGCCCACCTTGCGCCGATAGTTTGACGGAAATCAGTACGCGTTTGGCGGCTACCGTTTTGGTAGCGCCGATTTGATACGTGTCACATATGATGGTCCTTTGGTTTGTTGATGAAATTGTTATTTCAAAACTAAGAAGCCTAGACCTTAACAGATATTTTTCGCGCTGTCAACTATTTCAACTGCAGCGCATCGATCACAGCAAGGGCTTGCTCAAGTCCGTCAAGAGTTTTTGCATGTCTGTTTCGCTCTTCTCTAAAGCTCGCCTGGCATTGGTGGTGTGCAGACGTAAGCCGCTCAAGTCCGGCGATTGCACTTGCGTGGGTGGCACCACCACTGTTTGCTGTGGCGGTGTCGAGCAGGCGCTTAAACTCAGCATCGCTGCCGCGAAGCATAGCAAGCTCAGTTGATGATTGATCGAGTTTTTTAAGTGTCGCATTAAGCACTCCTTGGTTGGTTGCAATTTTTGTTTTCAGCGCGTCGCTTTGGGCTTTGTAGTCGGCCACCGTTTTGTCACGATCTGCCACGCGCTTGGCTAATTCCTCGATGACCGGCGTGGTTGTTGCTCGCTCTTTAACCAAAGCCGCCTCAACCGCTTTTTTTGCCACACCTGTGTCGTATGTGTGTTTAAGCCACAGCAAGCCACTCAACAGCACCGCCAGCACCGCCAGCTTGGCCCACCATGGCGTCAACCAGTCGAGAATGGTGCTCATCGCACCGCCCCATTCAATACACCGTAAATATGCGTTTTGCCGTCGCCATGCTCAATGCGTGCGTCCAGCAATTTGCCATCCACAATGCGGCCAATGATGTTGGTGCCACCAATGCTGCCCATGCCAATGCCACCATCGCCACGCACGCCGCCGGTGACAGGGTATTTTTCATCGCTGAAAATTTTGACCCATGACAACGCATCGATGCGCTGGCCAGTCGCGTCAATTTCAAAATGAAAACTGCCCGTTAAATACCGCCCGCCATACGCGCCACCGCCACCAAAGTTGTTGGCATTCGGCAATGGCATTGAACACATGGCCATCGCCATCTCATCGGTCATGCCGTCATGCCACAAACCTGCCTGTTTCACATCAATCACCGCCGCCTTGATCACATCAGCCATGGGTGGCATGTCAATGTTGCCCTCAATCACGCATGGAAACAACGGCTTGGCCGCCACTGCCGGCGCTTTGTCTTTTTTGCTTTCTTTGTAGAGGTAAAAAGCCACCCCCGCAATCAGCACAATCACAATCAGCATTCCAGTGTCAAAATTCATAGCGTTACCCTTTCAAAATTTATTCGTGTACTCATCGCCGGGCTTTTTTCCGAATGCCAACCACAGCAACAACCACACACCCGCGCCAATGCAAACCACCAACAAAGCCACCGCGCCGATGGCCATGATGGCGTTGAACATTGAGCCTATTGCGTGCATTCAATCACCTCATCTTTTCAATAGCCGCAGCCAATAGCCGCGCACGCTCTACCGTGTGCGCTGCCGTTAAGTGGATGCCATCACCAATGTGATCGCGCCCGTTTTCAATCACCACCGGCACACCATGCAACACGCCCACATCAACCACCGCTTGGCGGTATGGCGCAGCATTGCAAGCAGGGTTGGTTAGGTTCCACGGCGATTCAAAAATCAGCTTGTAGCCCTTGGCTTGGGTGGCCACATGGTGCAAGGTGGCCGTGTAGTCCGCCACCGATACGCGCTGGCCCAGGCATTCGTTGGCGCCGTAGCTGTAGGTGTAAATCGTGCCTTGGTCAAACGCCATCACCGGTTGCACCACGTCCGCCAATATGGATGCGTCCACACCTTTGTTGTCAACCGTGCAGCCCGGTAAAAACTGCACAATGGTTTGGCCCGCTTGGTGGGTGATGCTGTCGCCCTGCATCACCACATGGCATTTGCTTGCCACGTCGGATGCAACCACCGCACCATCCCCACACCCCAACAGCGCCCAAACACCCACCACCAGTACCAGGCATTTTTTGAATGGCGTAGTCATGTCATGCCAAACCGCCTCGCGCAAATCACCCTTCGGCGTGGCACGCAGCGCACAGAGGATTTGCAAGATGGTGAAGTTCATTTCACGCCCTGATATTCGCAGCTGAAATGCACCGCGTCTTTGAACCGCCCACCCCACGCTGTAGGCACACCGTACAGCTTGCCCAGATGCTCCCATGCCTCGCCCGCAAACTGGTAGTCTTTGGGGTCAAACGACACGCCTTTGTCGGTCAACACAAACATGTCCCACGCCAACGATTTGGTGTGCAAGCTGTTGGCAATGCCCACGCCTTTTTTAGCGTATTCCAAGGCCTGCCATTCGCTGCGCAAAGCCTCGCCAGCTTTGAAATACACACCTTGGTTGGCCATGTTCACAATGTGCACAGCGTGCAGCGTGTGGCACTGCGCTTGGTAGTGCGACAACTTGCCGGCATCTTCGGTCAAAAAGATGCGAGCCGCTGGTGACAGCAAGGCAGCCACCGCAGTGGCACTGACTGTGATGAGTTTGGTGTTCATCAGTCGTACTCGCCTTTGACAACCTTACGACGCACCTTTGGCCCGTACTTCACACGGTCGTACATTTGCCACAGCAGCCACAAAATCGACAGCAGCGCCGCAATGTTCGGCAGCCAGCCAATCAGCGTCATCACAATCGCGCCATAGCTGGCAGCATCGGTCACAGTTTTGGCGGGCTCAGGTATTGCCTTCAAAATTTCGTGAGGGATTGACATGGGTTCACTTTCTTTTTGTTGTTGTGAATGGGGTGGGTTATCCGTGCAAACCGCACGTCAATGGAATAGTTGCCGAGGCAATCGCTGAATGATTGGCACTCTGATAAAGCACCTTGTCACCAGTTAATGAGAATGTCGCGCCACTGCCAGTGTTGAATGACGCTGTGCCAATCGTCGGATTCACACGTTTTTTTGTAAAATTGACTTGTGTTATGTAAGCCGAAGCGGTATTGACAACCATTACAACTTTTTCAAAAAAACCATGCCTGCATCGCGCCTCTTGCAAAGCAATATCAACGGTTTCAAACACCACATCACCAACAGCAACAACGCCTTTTTCAAGCTGAAACTCACCCACATCCAGCGTGTTGCCCGCTGTCAACGCGCCGGTGGTCAATGCAATTTCAATGCCCGTTGTTGCCGCTGAATTGATGCCTGTCAAAGTGGCCGCATAGCGCGCCTCTGTAGTTGTGATGGTGAACGAACCCGATGCAATGCTGGTGCGCGTAGGGCTTGCCAGTGTGCCAAACGTGTCGTTCGTGTTGGCATAGTACGCTTGCCAGTTCACGGTCGTTAAACTGCTGCTTTTCAGCTTCACGGAAAATGTCGCACCGCCACCCGCCAAGTCCGCACTGTTAGCTGCTTCGATTGAGTGCAAAAAGCCAACCAATGTGTTAGACGTAGCACCAGTGAAACGATAACGCTTTTGCCCTGATACAGTGACTTGCTGGCCTGTGACGTTTGCGCCCGTGCACCAGGCATAAAACATGTCAATCGCCCGCTTATAAGCCGCGCCCGCCGTGAATGTGGTGGACGCGGCAGCATACTCCTGGTCAACTGAGAAGTCACCATTGATGCAACGGTTGCGAAAAGCATGGCTGGGGGTAGCCGCTGGCAGCGCAGCAATCGCATCCGAAATAGCTGTGTCTGTTTCTGTGTCCGAATACACCTCTAATGCCGAACGGCCTGCAGCCAACGTCGCAGCTGCTGCCACTGGTGTCATGGCTGCGCTGATGGCGCTGGATGGCGCGGCTGTTAGGCTGATGATCCATGCTGTTTTGGTACCGCTGCCAAACACGCCATTGGTGGGCACGTTGACCACCAATGCGCCAGTGCCGCTGTCGTAGCTGGTGACTTGGCCAACCATGCTGTTGGTGCTGGGCGCGGCATCATCGGCCAATACCAGCCACATGCCGCCAGCAAAGCTCTTGCCACCGCTGACGGTGAACGATTTGCTGCCCGATCCAATGGCCACGCTGCTGGTGCTGGTGTCGCGCACATCGTTCAAATTGAACGCGGCAATGGCGGCGTTGATGCCAGGCACAGCTTCGTCGCTGAACCATTCCACCCAAGCATCAGCTTTGGCTGGGAAGGTGGCGCTGTCGCTGCGGACGGGTTTGTCTGGTGATGTTGTAATGGTCATATCAATCCAATCAATTTAAGTGAGCAATAGGCTTCGTCTGGGCCGTCAATGTCAACGGCAAAATTTTTGTAGTACGCTTTCAGCATCAGCGCTTCGCTGTACTGCTGCACATCGCCCGCCACCCACAGGCATGGCACGGCAGGCAGGCGGCGCAACAGGTTGAATGCGCGGTTGAAGTCGGCTTTTTTGATCCACTGGCGGGCGTCCATGTATTTTTTGTTGCCGCGTTTGACGAAGGTGGTTTGACCAAATTCGTCGGTCTCAACCACTGAAAAGTCGTCAATGCCGATTTGCACGCCAAATTCGGTCAAACCCACATCGCTGAAGCGCCCAGCCATCACATCGCCAACCGCCACGGTGAACCCGCCGGTGATGGTGACGGTGACGTGGCTGCTGTTGTAAGGTGGGATGTCGGTGAACAGCACTTGCGTGCGCTGGATGGTGGTGTCGCTGAAAAAGTATTGATACCAGTCGCTGACAATGTCGCCCGCAATGCCGCTGGTGTTTTCGTAAACAATAGGCCCAGCCAACCCGTCGCGCACCGTGATAGTGGCCAAGTCCCCCAAACAATTCACCAAAGCCACCGCTTCGATAATGCCAGGCGTGAAGGTGAATGTCAGCTCTTTGTTGGCAATGGTTTGGGTAGAGCTTTGCGAATCAAAACAAGCCGTGCGATTGCTAGGACCCACATCAAGCCACCATTGCACAGGGTTGATGGGTGATTGGCGTGAGTTGTCGGGTATCTGGCTTTCGTAAATGCTGCCGTCCGGCATTAGCACCTTTTCACCCAACGCGTAAACCGCATAAGATTTATACAAAGGATATTTGACATCGATCTGCTGCCACCATGTATTGCCGCTCCACGCAGTAGGTGGATTTGTTACACCGGGAACTGTTTGATCTGTTGCGTGCCCCGTGTTGCCGTCAGCTTTAGATACAAAGACACCAAATATGTTGTGGTCAAGGGTATCAACACCGCTGTCGATCCAGCCAATAACCTTTTCATCACGCTTGTATGTGGTTGCCCAAACATGAAATGGCACATCCATGTATTCAAACTTGCCGATGTATTTCCACGGCGACGCGTTATCCAAAGGCTTGGCAACGTTTTGGTCACGCGTTGACTCTTTGATGGTGTTGGTGTCAGGGTCAATCAAGCGATGACCAATGCCATAGGTGGTGAGTGGGTCATATTCCTCATACGTCGTACTCACTTCAAACCACCAAGTCGGTGAACTGGCCGGTGTGTGGCCGGTGTTGGCTGCTTGCAGGGATTTGTAGATGGTGATGGCACCCAAGGTGCCGGCCACCGACGCATAGGCATCTGCAGCATAAGTGGTGCCAGCGTCATAAGCAGCTGGCGCGGTGTCAAAAATGTTGCTGTCTACCACCAAATCTGGCGTGATGGTGACAGGTGGTAATACTTTCATGCGGCCACCTTCACGGTCAAAGAATCGCCGCCGTTGGCGTCGGTTAAATTATTCAAAGTGCGGTTCATGGCGCCGGTGTTGGCCGCTGTGGTGGATGCCGCCAATTGCATGCGCGACATTTCTTTGGCCATGGCTTCATTGCTTGCCCGCAGCGCCCGCATCTCTGCCACCAACACCGCATTGTTTTGGCTTGGCTCACGCAGACGTGCCATCAACTCGCGGTTGTCGGCGGCAGGCATGACACGCTCGTTTTGGTGAATCTTTGTCACCAAATCGTACGGCACATTGTTGGTGCCAACAGCAAGCCCGGCGCTGTCCATGAAGGTGTTGTAACCACCACCACCAGCCGAGCTGCTGCCAGGGAACAAGATGGACTTCAAAAACTTGCTGTCGGCATTGCGTGGGTCCCAGCCGCGCGAAACGGCTGTGTCAAAATCACCACCCTGTGCACCGCGCAAGATGGACTTCATCAAAGCATCGCCACGCAAACCGTTGTTAAAAGCGTTCAGCTGCGCTTGGTAGCCACCCTCATCCGGGTTGCGGTTGAAATATGTGCGGTAGGCAGCAACGATGTCTTTGTTGTCTTGGCCAGCAATGGTTTCAAACGCTGCAGCGCTGCCACCGCCACCGCCGCCGCCGTAATACCCACCACCGCCACCACCAGAGCTTGCCGCTGGCATGCCGTAGGTGAAGAGTGGGGAACTGGCCTGCAGGTCGGTCATGGCTTTGATGGCGGCTGTGACTTCGTTGACGGCGGTGGACACGTCTTTGACCGAGTTGTCCACACCGCGCAGCGCATCAATTTGCGCTTTGGCAGCCTCTAGTGTGCCGTTGAGTGCATCAATGGTTTTTTGCTCGGTGCTGACTTGATCGTCTGCCAAGCCAGCCATGTCGCGAATGTCGTTGGCGGTGCGGATGAAGTCACGCTGGTAATCCACAAAGCTGCCAAACAAGTCAGACGATGGTTTGCCCAGCGCCGCCATCACGGGCTTCAAGGTGTCGGCTGTGGGTAATACGCCTGTGGCTTTGGCGGCAGACAACAGGGTTTGCAGCTGCTCTTGCGCCTTGGCGCGGCTCAGCTCTTGAGTGGTGGCTGCCACAGCGGTTTTGAGGATGTTTTGCACCTCTTTGGCACTGTTCAGCCGTGTGGTGGCCAGCTCTTTTTCTTTGGCAACGCTGCGCTCTAAAGTCGCAAAGTTTTTGTCGATCAGGGTGTTGATGTCTTCCAAGCCATAAATCAACTTCAGCATGTTGATGGCTGCCGCGTCGGTGGTGTTGGCCATCTCGGTGGCGCGGTCAAACTCGATTTGGGTTTGGCGGCCCAGCAAAATGTTCAAGCGGCCGGCCAGCTCGTAACGGGTTTGTGCCAAGTCACGCTCGGCCTGCTCGGCTTCACGCGCTGCGCTGGCACCGGCTTGGGCGGCGGCAATTTGGTCACGCATGGCTTGGTTGTGGTTGTACACAGCCACCTCTTCAGCGCTGAAGCCACGGGTATCAACCAACATTTGCGCCTGGCGTGCGCCGGCAATGTCGCCGCTGGCTTCCATCAAGTCAATGGCCAATTGCTCGGACTCTTTGGCCAGGTTGCGCATGTTGTCGCTGGTGTTTTTGGTGCCGTTGGCCACATCAACCAAGACATTGGCCTGCATGGTTAATGAGGCGTTGTAGTCGTAGCTGGCGCGTTCGGCATCGGTCATGCCGGCGGTGGCGTTGTCGTAAATTTCGCGGCCTGAGCCTTGGATGGATTTTTTAACGTCCACCAAACGCTGTTCAAACGTGCTCAGCTCTGAATTGGCAGCACGCAGCGCGGTGTAGGCTTTGTCGGCAGCCTCTTCGGTGCGCACCCATTCGTCATAGGCGTCCTGCTCGCTTTGCGTGCGTGAGCCTTCGGCACCAGAGCCTTGGTCGCTAGGGCGGCGCACCGCCACACGGCCATTGTCTTTAAGCTCGTAGCCCGATTCGTTGAACGTGCCATTGTTCCCAGCACCCGCGCCCGCACCGAAGCGACCCGCGCCACCTGCACCGCCACCACCACCGCCACCACCAGACATGGCACCCAAGCTGGCCATCACGGCGATCATGGCGGCTACGCCTGCAAAGCCACCCCAACCCGATTGGGCAAACATCTTGGCACCGCCAGCCGCCATGCCGGACGCTGTGGTGGTTGCGTCGTTGACAACCTGGGCTTTGGTTGCTGCAGCATCTTGCACCATGGCCGCGATGGACATGGCCATTTGCACAGCGCGGAAGGCTTGCTCTGCTGCCGACATGATTTCGTAACCCGTCGAGCCTTCGTCAAAAAACTGTTTAGCAGCGCCAGCCATTTCAGCATAGCCGCCGATCTGCGCGGCCTGCCCTTCGGTGGCGTTTTTGTATTGCTTTTTCTCGTTGTCCGCCATGGTCTTGAACGCACCCGAGAACCCCTGCAATGCTTTGGTGGCTTTGCCAAAGCCATCGCCCATCTTGCCGGTGATGTTGGCCAGCGATTCAAACTGAGCGGCGGTGGCATCAAAGCCTTTGAGCTCTAAAGATATTTGTTTTTTATCTTCGGCCTGCACCGACAAACCACGCGCACGTTGTAACTCGCCCAATTTATCAATCTCGCGCTGGATGGCTTCAATGTTGCTGCCATCGTTGTACAACTCCATGACCGCGATTTTTTCTTGCTGTGCGGCGATGGCATTGTCTTGACGCGCCAATGTGAGGTTAAACAATTCACGTGCCGTGAGGCCAATTTCCTCAATCTCGCGCTGCGTAGCGAAGTTCTTTTCACGCAAAGCGTCAAGCTCTGCGACACCTGCGCGGTTGGCTTCGTTGTAAAGAGCTTGCTTGGCTGCTGCAGCGCTGTACTCCATCTCCAGCACGGCATAACTCTGCTGCAATTCACGACTATGGATTTTTTCTTTGGTCGCCGCAATGCTGCCATCGAGCGCGGCAAGATCTTTGCGGTTGTTTTTCTTTTGCGAGACAATGGCTTTCTCTTGTTCCATCGCTGCGATTTGCGACTGCAGCACGGCGATGTCAGCGGTGCTGACGGCATTGATGTATTCCAATTCAGTCATCATGCCGCGCTTGTGTTCGCTGGTAACGCGATCAACGGTTTGTTTGGCAATCAACTCTTTGGTTGACTGCGCTTTTTTAAGCGCTTCAATTTGCGCAGCTATACCATCATTGAACGCTGAATCTGCGCCACTGCCACTGCCGCCCGATAGCGCCTTGATCAACGCGGCGGTTTTGGCGTCAATACCCTTTGAATCAGGCTGCACCTTTGCTGCACCCCAGCTGCCGGTTGCGCCACCTGTTTCGCCAAAGCTGCCAGTGGCACCACCTTCGTTGATTGATTGCCTGATACCAAAACCCAGTTTATCAACAAGGGCGTTGCTGTTCTTTTTGTAGTTTTCGTAACCAACGGATAAGCCAGCCATGATGCCAGCCAAGACACCGCCCTCACGCGAGGCATCAGCCATTGCCTTGGTGATGGCAACCAAGGCAGGCAGTGCGCTGTTGACCATCGACATGCCAACTGTTTTGGAATGCAGACCCAGCTCTTCCATTTGGTCGTTAAATTCATCAGCCAATGGCGCAGCAAGCGCCATTTGCTTGGCAAACTCTGCCGATTTATCGGCAGCGTCCTTCAAGCCTGCGCTGCCAAGGTTGAGCATGGGAATCAAATCCATGCCGCTTTTGCCAAATATCTTGACAGCTAAATTGGTTTTTTCCATGCCGTCTGGCATTTTGGAAAATACATCAGCTAGCTGCTGCATGACGCCACTGGTGCTGGTAGCTGTAATGCCCGCTGCACGCAATGCGTCACCGTGGCTGGCCATGGTGGCAGACACGCCTTTGACGCCTTTGGCAATGGCTTCCATTGAAGTGCCAGATTGCTTGGCTGCAAGCTCATACGCTGCCAAATCTTTGACGGCAATGCCCACGCGCTGCGACATGTCGTTGAGTGCGTCGGCGGCATCGATGGCACCTTTGACCATACCAATGAACGCACCTGCAGACAAACCAACGCCCAAAGAACCAAGGGCACTGCGCAACACGCCAGCGGCATTGGTCATGCCACCTAAGCCAGCAGCAACCCGATCCATCTCGCCTTTGGCGAGCGTGGCACCTTCGACGGCAAGGCGGATTTTGGCTTCAACGGTCATACGCACCCCCTGCTGCCAATGGGATGAATGGAAGGCTATTTGTCGCTGTTCTCGCGGCGCATTTCATCAAAAGCGATGAGCGTGGCACGCTCCATGGCTTGGATGAGGGGAAAGGTTTCTTTGATTTGGCTGGGCTTAAAACCCGCAATGCCGCGCAAATACGCAAGGACAGAGGTGTAGTCCAAACCAGTGACACCAGCCGCACCAGCCCGCCATTGGGTTTGCAGCTCACGCCACAGCACAAACACTTCAACGTTGACCGGCCACAGATAGCACACATCGTGCTCTTGCGGTTCTTGGTCAGGGTCTTGCTGCAGTCCGAATGCTGCAAGTGCTTCGTCGTATTGTTCGTTTTCATGTTCGGCGTCACTTGCGTTAAGGGTTAATTGGCCACGCGCCATCAAGCGCGCGACCTCTGCTAGTTTTTTTCTTTTGCCACTGACTCTTTCAAATAGGTTGCAAAGATCATGTTGCTCACGCCTGGCACGCCCAAGAGCGCATCAAAGGCTTCTTCACTGAACTTGACGGGTTGGCCGTCTTCGTCAACCACCAAGGTTTGATCAGCCCAGCCGGTGACCACTTCTTTGACAATCTCCAAGACTGGTTTTTCAGTCTCTTTTTTGAGCCACTCAGCCATGACCGATTGCTCTGTGCGCTTGGCGATGATGAAAAACTTGAACGTCTTTTTGCCGTCGCCGCTCTTCAGCTCGAACTTCACATGGAACTTAACGGTGTCTTCGATGGCTAGTTTGAATGTGGACATGGTGGGCGGCTTTTGTTTTTTGGATTGGTTGATAAAATAAAACGCTACTGAATTAATAGCACTCTAGGCAATAAATATATGGACTAGAGTGCTATTTTGTGATTACAAGCTGATGATGCGCAGCTCGTCGTTGCCAGCCACTGGGACTGCACGCAGGTCGTAACCAATGACGCGCTTGCCGTTGACCTCTTCTTTTTTGGGGTTCAGCAATTGCACCGATGGCATGTGGAACATGATCTTGTTGCCCGTAGCCGTACCCACCACGAAGCCCAAGCCCTGCAAGGTGTTGGCCTTGACAGCGGCCATGAAGGTGACCTCTGCAGCGGCTGCCAGCTCAACGGTGACATTGCCTGTGACTTTGCGATCGGTGAGCACGACTTCTTCAGTGGTCAACATCGGTGAGAAGTTGACGGTGTTGCCCAGGTCAAACATCAAGCCAGTAGAGTTGTAAGCAGTGCCGCCTGACAATGCGCCAGTGGCGTAGGTGCAACCCAAGTTGATGTCGGTGACGTTCGCTTTGGTGACGGCCACAGGTGTTTTCCAAGCGGTCAAATCAGACGATGGGTTGGCAGAGGCAGAGATACCGCCATCGACGCCCACAAAGTCAAACGAGATTTTGGGTGCTTCGCCCACTTTGGCAGAGAGTTTGGCATTGCCAAATGCGCCCAAGAGTTTGTGCAACACGCCATCGTCGTAATAGTAGATGGTGATGGTTTTCAAGCTGTCGGTGACGGGCAGGTACTCCACGCGATTGGGTGTGGTGAGGCCTGTGGTCTCTGCCATGGCGCAGGCTTGCAGCAATGCACCCCAGGCGGGTGCAGTGGCTGCGGTGCCAGAGCCGGCCAGCAAGACCGAGAAGCTGAGCTTGACCGACGCGGTGCCCACCAATGATGGCAAGCCACCAAAGTACGGCACGATGGGGTTGATTTCAACGTTGTTCGCGTCGAGCGGTGTGGCGGTGAAGTCGGTGATTTGGATGGCATTAGAGCCGCCGGTGGGGACGGCATCAGTGCCCGATGTGGTTTCGATTTTCGCCAAAATGGCGGTTTTGCGGATGAGACGGGTCATGGTGGTTTACTCCGGTTGTTTGGATGTGGTGGATGCTGTGTCGGCTGCTTGGGCTGGCTCTGGTTTGTTTTCGATCCAACCATCGCCCGTGGCGTTGACGCGCCAGCTGCCACCGCCTGGCACGGGTGGCAAGGCTTTGGGTGCAGACGTTTGCACGGCTGCTGCGGCTGGCAATGGTCGCGGTGGGATGTGGGGTGGGTTTGGCATAGCGTTAAGCTCCAAGGGTGGAAAGGTTGGCACGGTGATCGACGCTGAGTTTGATGACGGCACACACCATGGGCGTGGCACCGGTGTCGTACTGCCAGTCGATTTGCGGCTGCAGTGCGATGCTGATGGCACCGATGCTGGCAGGGTCAATGGCGGCGATGCGCGACCAAACCTGTGTGAGCAAATCGTCTGACGCGGCGGCAGGGTCGGCACCTGTGTTGGCGCGGGCATAGCATTCAACCGTGTAGCTGGTGGTCCAATCAAAAGAGCCAATCACCGCTTCGACTGCGCCGGTTTGACCCAAGCGCACCACGACGGCGGTGTTGACGCCCTCTTCCACTTCGCGCAGGCTGTTAATGCGAACAGCCTCACCCGCCAATGCCGCAACGCCGGTGATGGCGGCGGCAATGCCGTTTTGAATGGTGAGGAAGATGCTGCTCATGCGCTACGCTCCAACAGCAAAAGTGTGAAGCCTGTGCCATCAGGGTGAACCTCAACCACTTTGTAAGTGCCAGCGCCCACGCCACTGGTGACAACCAGCGTTTTGCCAACAGACGATGCAGGCGCATCAGCCGACGGCAAGGTGAATGCCGGCTGGCTGCTGGCCATGCCAACCATGCCAACGCCGGCGTTGTCGTAAGCGCTGTCGAAGATGCCGCGCACTGGGACACTGTTGAGTGTGGCCGTGTCGGCAAACTCAGCAGTGTTGAAAAATGCGGCGGTATCTTCGAGCATGGCCATGGTTTAGCCTTTGTTTGCGGCGTCTGCAGCTGCTTGTTCGGCAGCCAATTGCGCGGCGGCTTCTGCGTTGGCTTTGGACTCAGCCTCTGCTGCAGCTTCGGCATCGGCTTTCGCCTTTGCTTCTGCCTGGACAGCTTTGGGGTCGCTCAACTCAGCAGCGCCACAAGCAATCAATGCTTTGGCATCGACGGCTGGCAAGTCTGCCTTGTCACCGACAGCGTAGTGATCAGTGTCGTGATCAACGGGCTCAAGGAATTTGACTTTCATGGTCAAACTCCTTACGCCACAGCGTTGGTGATCAAATAGCCGGCTGCAGCAGATGCCAACACGGGCGCTTCAACACGGGTCACTGGGTAGACCCATGACTTCGCGCTGCGGTCGTAGTACGGCTCTTCAACCACTGGGTAGCCATTGAGTTGGTAGGTGTAGCCATAGCTTGGCAAACCATTGGATGCCATGCTGCCAATTTCAGTGTAGGCAACCACCACGTCTTTACCCCACACATCGGTGAATGCTGTGCCAGCGTCGTTGGAGTAGATGGCATCACCCACTACCACGCGAGCCACGCCAAACAAGGCTGCCAGCAACTCTGGCGTAGCCACGTCACGACCTGTGTATTTGATGCGGTCAACCACTTTGGGGTGTTGGCGCAACTTGGCGTAAACAGCAGCACCCATGACCACGGTGTTGGCGCGTTTGCCAGTGGCAGCACGGACCGCGTCTTTGGCTGTTTCAACGTCAGCAATCGGGTCGCTGACGCCAGATGTCAAATCAGACCATTGGGCGGTACCAGATTTGGTGACCTTATTGGCGGCGGCGTAGCTGCCCGCTGTGCGTGCGATGTCTGCTGCTTGCTTTTCAAGACGCAAGGCCATGATGGCGCTGACGCTGATGATGGCACCTTGGCCAAGGTCGATACCAGGGCCGTTGGCGGCTTCTTGGCTGACTTCCATTGGCACCACGCCTTCGAGGCTGTAATCAACCAAGGCATAAGGTGCGCCGGCATAGCCAAATGAAACGCGCTTGGTGTTTTCACCAGGTGCACGTTGGCTGCCGTACAGCATGAAAGCTTCTTTGCCGAACGTGATGATGTTGCCACCACGTAATGGCACAGGCACTGTAGGGAACAGGTACTGCGCGACCATTTCGCTGTTTTGATAGCCTTGCGCAATAGTGGATAAGACTGGGTCTACCACACGGGCTTGGGATGGGCTGATTTGTGACATGTTTTTTTTCCTAAATATGGGTTGTTGTTTACGTGGAAATGATCAGTTAGGGATCATTGCAACTTCGATTTGGTCACCAGCCGCGCCGGCAGCGGTCAAAGCACGTCCGATGGCGATGCCTGCTGATTTGGTGACAACCTGAGTCACAGTGGTGTGCACTTCAACAGCTGCGCCTGCTGCAATGGCTGCGCCAGCAATGGCGATGACTGTTAAGCCCACACCGACTGGCACACGCGTGCCGCTGTCTGCTGCAACGGTGGCAAAGCCAAGCGCGTTGCCAGCTGCAATAGCGGGAGCACCACTGGCTTGGACGGGTTGAAACTGAGCGATTGCTGCGGTGGCTGTGACGCCGATGATTCCATTGGTAACTGCGGATGCGGCCATGATTTAGACTCCTTGAGTAACGTGTTTGAAAGCGGCAACATAAGTGATGCCGGGGTTGGATGCCATATAAGCCTTGGCGGCGGCGTCTTGTTCAGCGCGTGTGAGTGGTTTGTCCACTGACGCGGAAACGGTTGCAGATGGCACCAAAGGCAAGGCTTTGGGTGCATCGCTGGCGATGGCTGTTGCCATTGCCAGGCGGGATTGCTTTTCAGCCGCATTGACTGCCATAGCGGCATCACCAGCAGTCGACTTGCCGTCGAACTTCATGGTGGCAATCAAAGCCTCATGGCCAGGCAGCGCCTGTGCCTCGACCGACTGGATGCGTTCGCGCTCTGCGCTGGCACCTTCGGACACTAATGCCTCCAAAAGCTCTGGAGCTTCGGCGGCCAATTGTTCACGCGTGATAGGCATGGGTTGGTTTCCTTCTAAAGTGATAACAGCTTTTGGCGCAACACCGGCGCTGCTGTTGGTTGAGCCGCTGGTGCGACCAAGAGACGTACCGCGGCTGCGGTCTTGATTGAGTTTGACAACCAAGTCATCGAGGGTGAAAACACCGTCCACCAACCCGGCATTGATTGCCTGCTCACCCACAAACATGCGGCCATCGGCCATATCTGCGAGAACCTTTTCCACCGAGACACCGCGGTGTGCGGCTACTGCCTCGACGAATAAAACATACATGTAGTCAACACTGTCTTGCATCACTTGCAAACCAGCTTTTGTCAATGGGCCAGTGTCAGATGCGATGCGCTTGTATTTGCCAGCAAAAACCTCTGTGCGCTTGATGCCAGCTTGGGCATCGCGGCCAGACAAATCGACATGCTGAGAGACGACACCGATGCTGCCCACTGCGGTGGTGGTGTCGGCGATATAGACCTTGTTGGCTGCAGTACCGGCCCAAACACCAGCACTGGCCATCAAACCATCAGCCAAGGCAACCACTGGTTTGCGTTGCGCAACCTGACGGATGATGTTGGCAAAAGATTGAGTGCCATCAACAGTGCCACCAGGCGTGTCAAACACCTGAATAATGCTGTGCACAGTAGGATCGTCTGCAGCCTGCAACAATTCGCGAGCGGCCAGTTGTGTACTGACGCCACCGCTGATTTGCGAGAAGAGATTCATGCGCTTGGCCATCACGCCGTTGACGTTTAACACAGCAACGCCATCAACGACTTCATACGCTTTGTGTTCGTTGGCAAGCGGGCGACCTAACTTGGCCTCAACGGCTTCGATGTCTATCTTTGGCCCATGCAAATGCGTTGCATAAATGGCCTGAATTTCCATCAGTTTTGCCGGCTCTATTGCCCATGGTGCGGTGAGTACATCAAGGATTTTCATGCCCTTGACTTTATTGAATTGCGCCTATAAAGAATAGGGCAACTTGAGACTACATTAAAACAAAATGAATCTTCAAAGTATGCCGATAATCAGCATCTCATCCTCTGCGGCTTGGCGCGATCGCATTGGCGTTGTGACGATTTCAATAGGCAGCGTGACACTGCGTTTTTTTTGTTTAGCCAGGTAATCACTAAGCGAAATCTGCGCATCCGGCCCACCGCCGTAACGGGCTGTTGAGCCAGTATCAATAATACTGTCGACCCCACTTTGGCTGATGTCAGGCGCGTAGCCCGTGATGGTAAGCACACCCACATCAGGCGTGGTTTGGGATTCGGTGTTTTGGTCAACACCAGGTGCAAAGCCGGTGATCAGCAGATTGCCAACACCTGCAGCAACGACATGGCTGTCGCTTTGCAGAACGGCTGGTGCATAACCCTCAACAAGCGCATCACAAACCTCAGCTGCTATGATTTGATGGGCTGTTTGACTGAGCGAAGGCGCAAAGCCGTCAACCACCAAACCACCATTGCCTGGATTGACTGCCTGGTGCGCTGACTGCGCCACGGTGGGCGCATGTCCGGTTGCGGTGACACCACCCACGCCAGCAACAAGCGCTTGGTTATTGGTTTGACCGACTGTAGGCGCGTGGCCTGTGGCAATCACATTGCCAACACCTGCAGCAACACTTTGGTGCGCAGTTTGGACTACTGTAGGCGCATGACCAGTAACAGCAATGTTGCCAACCAATGGGTTGACTGGGGTGTCAGATGTGCCGGCTGTGGTGTTGATAATTTCAGTATCAAACCAGCCAGCAGGTTGCAGCTCTGCATCAAACCAAGCGTCTGGCCGAAGTTCGCCATCGAACCAGCCAAGGTACGCCACTTTATTTCTCCATCACGGTCAGCTCACCACTGAAGAATGTGGCTGTGGTGGCGCTGGCTTGCACACAATGCAACAAGCAAGTGCCGTTATACAAACGCACGCCAGGGTTTGGCAATGGCTTGGTGGCCGACACGTTGGGCAGTGTGGTGCCAATCATGGCAATGTCTCGCGCGATGAACAGCGAGATAGAACCACTGACCCACGATGTGCCAAGGGTGATGCTTTGGATGCTTTGGACGCCTTTGTCACCCGCCGCCAAGTTGAACCAAATAATGGTTCCAATGACGGGTGTGGCTGGTGCTTGTGAGCCAACAATAGCGGTCAATGTCGCTGTTCGGCCTGCTGTGCCTGCACTGTTGGTGTAGCTAACAGTGGCATTGGACGCCACTGCAGCTAAACCGACTGCGGCTGTGCACATGATGCCAATCATGCAACCCTCACCATTGGTGGTGCCATTGATGTCGCGTGCGGGAAGTGTGGGCGTGGTAATGGCCTGCGCGGTGGTGGTGGTGATGGTCAAGCCGTTGTTCACCCACAGCACATCAAACACCAAGTGCGTGTGGTTGACAGATGCCGCCATATCAATCGATGTCAAATAATTTGCGCCAACAGATGGGTTTTGGATAGGGATGCAACCATAGTCACCCGATGTCGTGCCATCAGTCACCCGGCCATTCACACCCGACGTGCCGGGTGACCATGCGCCCGGGAAACCGCCGTCTTTCCAGGTGCCGTACCAGTACCCCACAGCATCAGCCGCTGTGCCTGATTTCATAAACCCGATGGATCGACCCATGTAAGCGCCCAAACCAGCTGGCGGGTATTCTGCGCCCTGTGCGTCACGATGCACCCAAGAACCATCTTCACGGTAACCCAAGTTTTCACCTGGCAACAAAACAAACGAAATAAGCTCAATGGAATTGGTACCGTCGTAGTGTTCGACTGCCACCGTGCATGATGTGCCTGTGCTGTTATTGGTGCAATATATCGCTTTGACATTGCGCTGCGTGCTGGCCGCTGGGCTGGCCACAATGGTGGTGGTGGCGGCCGTCGTGATGCGGGTGTTTTTTCGGTCTGGTGTGATGGTAGATCCACTCACATCGACATAACTGGTGTGCACCTCGATGGTGGACACCGCTGCACTTGTGGTGAGCCTTACAACATCTGCGGTGCTGGTTAAAAGTAGCATTATGTATAACTCAAAATACCGCTTGGGTTTGGCGTGATGGTGAGGGTGTTGCCATCTGTCGTGGCTGGCACATCAGCGGGGGTGCTGTCGCCCAAAAAGTAGCCCACAATGGGGTTGACTTTGCCATTGAGTGTGCCTGATGCGTAAACCACACCATAGCGCCATGCAGGAATAGAGCCGCCCGAAGCGGTAAACACAAATGCGTCGGCGGTGAATTTGACCACGCCGGCTGTTTGTGTCAAAGCATCGTTGGCCAAGGTGCCGCCGCCTGCGGTGTAGCCATTGCCGGCGGCGATTTCTTCAGCCGATACATCAGCCCACACCTCATTGGTGGCGGGGTTGGGCGTCCATGTTGATTTGACCAAGGCTAGTTTGAATGTGTTGGCGGGGTTCAACAAGTTGGTGGCATTGCTGATGTTCAGCTTTGCGAGATTAGGGAAGGTGAATGCGCCTGCTGCCATGGTGGTGTCCTGCTATAACTTGTTTGCTATCGGTTGAATGGTTTTGCCGGTCAGATTGCCCTGCCCGTCGCGCTGGTATGTCTCTTGCACAGCTGCAGCTGGCACAACGGTGATTTGCGCGGGTGGCGTGGCCACCTGCACCGATGGTGATTCAACAGTGGCCTCGAGCTGCACCATGCCCTCTGGCATGTTGACGTTGATCTCGTGGCCCTCGACCGTGATTGCAGGTGGCGTGACGTGCACGTCGCCAGCGTTCACAGTGACGGGCGGCGTGTTGACGGTAATGTTGTGGGGTTGAGCAGCCAAATCGCTGATGCGTTGGTTGAGTTGGTCGAATGAGGCTGCATGTGTGCTGGACAATGCGGCAATGGCATCATCGGTGCGCGAGGTGGTTTTGTCTGCAGCATCGTCAGATGGTGGTGGTGCGACAGGTGCGGGTGTGCCAGCTGGTGGGAAATAAATACCATCACGCTTTTCAGCGTTGATTTCTTTCACACGCTGCTGGTGTTTTTGTTCCCAATCAACGCCGTCGTGCAAGATGGATTCATCTTGCTTGGTGCTGATACCGAGGTCGACACGTTTTTGGGCGGCGTCTACCTCTTTGGATGGGTCAATGCTGCCAGGACCATCGCCCGTCCAAATGGCGGCGCTCCATGCCTCACGAATGATGTCGTTGGCAAAAAAGCCAGGGCAACTGATGCGGCCCTCTGCAACTTCGTCGGCCAACCACAACTCAAAGATGGGTTGGCAAAAGTTTTTTGACATGAAGTCGCGCTTGGTGCGAAAACCTTTCCATGCCATGAGCAGTGCGGCACGGGCGGCGCTGTAGCTGCTTTGAAAGTGCATGACCAACACCTCATAAGGCATCTCCAAAGCCATGCCGATTTGACGAACCATGGCTGTCCAAAAGGGGTCAAATGCAGGGTTTGGACGGCCAGGTGTTGGGGACGCGATGTTTTCGCCTGGCAATAAATTGATGGCCTGACCTGACTCCATTTCACCAGACCAGGACATGGCTTTGTCGACAATCTCACCCTTGGCATCGTCTTCGTAAAGTGTGTCGAAGGCTTCAGGGTCCATGGTGACAAAGGTAGCCTGTAGACCAGAGATAACTGCGGCATTGAGCTCGGCATCTGACCAACGGTTCAGTTGCTTCAGCGGCTCAAGAATAGGCGCAATCAACGGAACACCACGAACTTGCCCAGGACGAAGCAAGCGGAACAACAATAAAAAATTGAGCCGTCCTGATTGCTGCCCACGTACATCCACACGGTCCCATTTGTTGGTGCCAGACAAGATGTTGCCAGGGTGTTGACGCGCCACATAAACGGCCTTGGCTTCGCCTGTTGATGGGTCAATCTCTACACCATCAATCCGGCTATCGGTGTCGGCTTCGCGGTTGGGATTGCAGATGCGATCGGCTTCAATCAACTGAACCGCCAAGCGGGGTGGACTGTTTTTAGTGCGTTGGATCCGTGGCGTCAAAGCGCCTATGTCACCGCTTTCCAAGGTGCTGCGGAATGCTAAGTCTTGCAAGCCATAAAAATCGAGCTGGCGTGCAGCATCGCAGTCTTTGGATTTTGCCCACGCATTAAAGCGGCGCTTGGTATCGCTGCTCCACGCCGCGGCCTGCTCATCGCTTAACCCCAAGAACTTGGCATCAATGGATGGGGTGTATGTCAAACCAGTTCCAACCACATGGCTGACGGTGGTGTTGAGTGCACCCAATGCGACTGGTGCGTTGCGCATTTGGTCACGCGAGCGAGCACGCAACATGGGTAAATCTCGAATGATGTCGGTGGCTGGCGATCCGCCTAGAGGCATCCAACGGGACAACTGGGCGCGGTCAATTTTTGCACCCACATAACCGCCCGACAAAGCAAGCTGATTGCGTTGCGATTGGCGCTGCAAAGCCCAACCAGGTGCAAGGTAAGCGACAGCTTTATCAATGAGGTTTTGTTTGGTCAGCGCAGTTGTGGGCGCAGTGGTGGGCGAAGTATTTTTGCTCATCGTTTACCCCCCAACCACAACAACACGCTTGCGGCTGCGGCCTTGAGATTGGTTGCTGAGCGTGACCACTCGGCTGTTCCAAATCTGAATGCCTTGTTGGATTTCTGCCAAATTGGCACGCATCAGCACACGGCCTGCAATTTCGTAGCGTTGGCCAGACAAAACTGCGGTTTCAGCCGCAAGGTAGTTGTCAAGCTGGGTTTGAGCTTGTGTTAAGGTGATTCCGGCCATATTGGTGCTGACATCGATGTTTTGCTGAGTTTAGACAAGGGCAGTGCTAAAAAATAGGGCAACTTGAGACTAACCAAAGCGACCGCTGCCACGCTTCATTTGTCGGTACAGGGTGGCTTTGCTGATTTTGTGCTTTTCAATGATGTCGGCATTGGACATGTTGGTCAGCCCATCGCTATAAAGTGCAGCGCGTTGCTCTGGTGTTAAATACTTGCCGCGCTTGGGAATGCGAACCCGTAGCCCGCCAAAGTCGGCACGCAACTGCTCTTCGACTTGTTTGGCGAGAGCAGCACTGAAGTTGGGCGCAAGGGCAATGACCCGCTGCAGCAGCACCGTGACAATGTCAGGCTCAGCGTCGTCCGATGGATAGTGCGAGTTGCTTGTCAAGTCCGTGCTCATGCTTTACCTCTGCGTGTTCCGTTAAGAGAAATGCGACCACCTGATACGCGTCCAGATACGGGTGGTGTTGTGACCTGATCCGGCGCACCCAGCTGAGCCGGCGTGGAAAATAAATCGGGGTTGACGGGCGCGTACTTTTGCTCGCGGCGGGCCCAGCCGTTTTCACGGTAGGACTGGATGCCCAAGTAGCAGGCGGCGGCGTAGGCGTAGACCATGCAGTCGCCACCCTCTTCGCGTTTGCCGTGGGGTGTGATCCAGCGCATGGTTTGTTTGCCTTGCACGACGGTGGGCAGCAGGCGGGCGGCTGTCATTTGTTCAAACTCGTCGGTGGTGACCAGTGCTTTGGGGACGTGCACGTAACCGGGCCCGACAGTGGTCATGCGCATGCGGCCATAGAGCAGGTGTTTGGCGGTGTCGGTACCGATTTGCCACAGTTTCAAACTGCGTGGTGCAGTTTTGCCGCGCCAGGTAACATCAATCAAACTGGGTTTGAAGATGACAGGTCGGTTGGCTTGGCTGGCACCTTTGACGGCGAGCACATGGCCGTGCGCATGGTTGCGGCAGTACATGTAGACGGCATTGGTGTTGTGACCGCCAGTGTCGATGCAGGTGGCTTCGATCAACATTTGGCTGCCACTGGCGTGCATAAGGGTGCTGCGGCGCAATTGGGTGATGTGGTTCCACGGGCTGCCCTCGGTACCCTCTTCCAAGTTGGGGTCGCCATAAATGACGTGGCGAGACACCAGCCATGATTCTTCACCACGGCCAAAAGCCCACACGCGCATCTCGAGACGATCGGGCTGGGTGTCCACACCCGCTGTGAGCATGAGGCCGCCGCGGGGGACGATGTCGAGTGGGTAGTCTTCAGCGCGGTCGGCCAGCGCTTTGTGGTCGGCACCGCTGCCGGTTTCTTCCCAAGTTTCGGCCAGGCTGGTGTTTTTGAATTTTTTGAGCGGCGAGGAATTGCCAGCGCGTTTGGCTTCGACGGCGGTTTCCCATTCATCGACCAGCATACCCCAGGACTTCCAACCCAGTGGGCTGTAGAGTTTGTTCAACCAAAAGCCGGCGTGTTTGCCGTTGGCCGCGCCTGGCACGTCGGGCACCCAAATGCCGCCAGCGAGCATGTCGGTTTTGTGGTGTTCTTCAATCGACGAACCGCAATGCCGGCACACGTAGTGTGCGGTGTCCGGTCGGGCTTTGCCGGCGGCGGTTTTGAGCCATTGCAGTCCCCAGCCGTCGGGCTGACCCCACAGCAAAACTTGCTTTTCGCCACAGTGCGGGCAGTGGACGTGGTATTTGCGTTGGTCGCTGCGAGCGTATTCAGATTCGATGGCGCTGGCACCTTTGATGGTGCAGGTGCTGGAGACGATGAGTTTGCGGTTGGCGAAGTTGCTCATCCGCTCGGCCACCAGCCCGAGTGGTGGCCCTTGGTTGTCAACGTCGGCAGGGTATTGGTCAATCTCATCGCACAGCACCAGGCCAACAGGCTTGGATGACAAACTGGATGCGCTGTTGGCACCACCAAAAAACAGGGTGAAGCCGCCGGGG